ACAACCAAATGGTCAGGTAAAAGTTTGCTACCTGGCTCGATAGTTTCTATGTATCCATTGTGAACGTTGTACTTAATTGACCAGAAGTCTTGTCGTACTTTTTTTCGTTTACGTAATTCAAATTGAATGTCAGCCACGTTTCCAGTGCTCCAGTGGCTTTTCGCTTCCTGCTAACCAAACAGGATGCAACTGGGAATGGTTTTCTAATTTAAAGTTTCCATTGGCAGGGTAAAAAGCAATCCAATCATGCCACATGTGACTTGCATACATGACTCTGGCAATTTCTAAATCTCGAATACTAAGATCAACCAATTTAAACCATTCGGGCGTTTGCCAGAAACCCGTAACTGATACCACACCAAGCAGATGTATCAAGTCAGGAGTATCAGGAACATAGTTTGTCCAATATTGAGACGGCTCGAGTTGTTCAAATATTTTAAAACTAGTAATAGCTGATTCAGGATTACCGATGACCATTAGATAAGGCCATGCTGTTTGATAATTTTTTTCAATTGGTTGTCTAATGCTAATTTTACCTGGTAAGATTGGAACAGTCCTATGGTCGATGCCAACGCCTGGCATATAGTTTTGTTTTGTGTTTTTTGCTAATTCAATTATGTCAATTGTTGTCCTGCGGACGCACAAGCCAGCCAGGCAAATAACATCGCCGGTTTCTAATTTTAAATTGGACAGCACTTGTAGTTGTTCAGACGGAACATTGTTTTCTAATTTAACAAACTCAACCTTAGCACCAGGTTGGACAAAGCCAATATCCAACTTTGATATTTCGGCAAGTCTATCTTCGCCTGGTCTAACAACTATGTAAAATGTCATGCCAAGTTCTCCATGATTTTATCATAGTTACGAAGTATGCTTTTCTTGTTCATCAGGTGAACATCTTCGCCTTTAATTTCAACTACCATGTTCTTCCACTCTTCTGGCAGGTTGCTCATCATTACCCAGTGGTTAGATCCTAGCACTTCAACTATATCATCGCGCTGATCTTGATAGCGCATGAAGTTTGGAATTTGCCCAATAAATCCACCATCGCTCCAGCCGTCGCACATATGAGCCGCAATACTAGCAGAGTAGTCTGTGCGATATAGTGTACCGGGAAATTTATATAAGAAACGATAGTATTCCCAATTCTTTTTAACAGCGGCCCATACATTAAAAAAGTGTTCTGCTTCTTCACTTTTGCGCCAATACACTACTGTAGACCACCACATACGAATACCAGCATAATGCAACCATCTTTCTGTTGTAAATGGTTCTTCGCATCTTAAATTGCGGGCATCTCTATACATGGCTACATCGTGCGGTCCACCAAATAGTTTTGCCAGGTTGTCATTGCCGCAGAGATAGTCTGTATCTATTAGAATTGTTTCGTCGAACGGACTTAGATTATAAATGTCGTGCTTGTTAGTGTTTGTAAATTGTGCGTTAAAACTATGATATGCACCGTCATGATGTAAGCGCATGTTGCGTTCATACGCAGGATTGGTTAAAACAATGTCATCAAAGGCAGCGGCCATCATTAGAGGACCGTGTGTATTCTTACAATGTTCCAGACTTTGTTGATTTGTAACCAGTACGACTGGATAGTCTGGCATATGCTTTTTAATTGCATATGCCGCAACAAGGGCAAGCTGGGTGTAGTCTAATTGTTCGTTGTTATAAGCGAACATCATAAATCCACAACTGCTCATTTTAAAGTCCTACAATTTTAGCCGTACTTCTTGCTGACTTTAAGCGTTTTTGTTCTTCTTGTTTTAATTGCATAGCAGAATCATATGCAGAAAGAAGAACTTTTAAAAAATCTTCTCCGTTTTGGATAGTAACAACATTATTGCTATTATCCTCAACCAAAATTTGTTCTTGTCGCATTAATCTAAGTGCAACAAAGTTGATAAGTTCTTGTGATGCTTTAAAAAGGCTTCCGCTATGCGATATTAGCAGAGCCGCTTCGACCCTAGCTTCAATGTTTTGACGCTGTACCTGTAAGGTGAGCCTATAGTTAGCAAAGGCTAACGCCTCGTTTAGTTTTTTGTCGTCCATTCATTGGTCCCAGATTTATTATATGCGCTGTTATTTACCAACGCATATAATCTACTCTAACCAATTAGACAACAACGTGCCAGGGGACAATTTGAGTAATTGTAGGTGTTGGTATTGTAAGTGTAACACCGTTTTCAGTTACTGTATTTGGATGGCTCATAGTCACTGTTAAGTTTATTACACCATTGACAATGCATCCTAGGCCCAAATGGTCTAATAGTGTACGAAGGATTAATTTATCGTTCTCAATGTAACCAAACAACTTTAAACGGCTAGATGCATAGCCACCATATCCGCCATAACCTCCGTAGCCGCCATAGCCACCATATCCGCCATAGCCACCATATCCGCCATAGCCACCTGGACTACAGTTATACCCACCATATCCGCCATAGCCACCATAGCCACCATAGCCGCCATAACCCCCATATCCGCCATAACCGCCATAACCACCATAACCACCATAACCCCCATAACCACCACCGCCGCCGGCTGGGCTAGTGTATAGTAAATCGTCGCTAAGAGTTAATTCGGAAAAGCCGCGGCCTTGACTGATACCACGATTGTTTAGGCTTACCGTTTCTGCAACATTCAGCTTTAGTGTGCCCATGTCGATGAAAATGCCGCGCCAAATATTATAGCCAGCACCTGAACCACCGCTTGCGCTAAAGGATAAACGAATATCACCGCCAGCATTGAAAAAGTGGCGAGCACTTTCATATCCGCCAAAGTCGAGCTCAATAGAGTTGCTCAACACAGTACGCCAAGGACCAATTTCTTCAGTATTGTAATTGCTGGCTAATGTTGATATTGTTGTTAAGGCCGGGTCAACTTCGTTGCGATAGTTCCTTGCGCCTTCGAGTAATCTGGTCGCTGTATTAAAAAACTCAGCAGTAATCTTATCGCCTCGTGAAACAATAACTAACTCTTGGTCGGTGCTATTTGTTCTTAAGGTACTGAGATTGATACGGTTAACAATTTCGTTTGTATATTCAGCTGTGATTTTTTCACCTCGAGCTACTTCTGGAACATGCTCGCCGCCCCATCCCCAACGAATAGCATCTTGGGTAGCAGGATCATTGCTAGGGCCTTCGCCGGCGTGCGTGTCACCATACAACTCATTGACGTTATCTTTTAATGAGTTGAAGTAATCGGCTGTAATCTTGTTTGCTCGAGAAACTCTTGTTAAGGGTTCAGGGGCTACATAGCCGCATTCTGTACTGTTGTGTTCTATGACTGCTGTATATTCGGCGCCATTACCATCAGCATAGTAACCCATTTTGTTAAAACCAATGCAGGCGGTTCTTAGTAATGTACCAGCAGGGGGTGGCGGAGTATATCCACATTGTGTGCTGTTGCGAGAGTCAACATTGTAGGTGCCGCCGTTGCCGTCGGCCTTAACAATGCGGTAGGTAGTTGTACCAGGCACACACCCTTCGCTGATAATTGTACCGCGTGGAAGATATGATTGATATATTGCGTTATACAATTTTTGACCGTCTGGGACACCCATCCCTGTACAAGCGTCCCAGCCTCCTGTCGCCGAATAACCAGTAGGAAGGCTGCTAGCATTGTTCCCGCCGATAACATCAAAAAATGCCCCTGGATTGGAATAAATTGTTTGGTGTAAGTTTACTGGCCTTCTGCCACTGATACCAATGAACCTGGCAATCATACCGGCAAATATTGGGCAAGATGCGCTTGTTCCCGATACATTTGTAGTTAGTATACCGTTTAAATAATATGCATATGGATAATATGCTAAAGATATGTCAGGAACTCCTCGATTATTTAAATTGTGAATTGTATTATCAGGGTAAGTTTTATAAGTCAGTCCAGTTTGATAAGTTGGCAATGGTAAAGAGCTAATCCCACCGCCGCCGGACTGGCCTTGTTGATTAAAAACAACTTCAGTTAATCTTGTATTATTAGTTTGTAATGTTAGATCAGTTCCGCCTACTGCAATTACGCTAGCACTTGCCGCAGGATAACACACACCTAAAACACCACCAGCATTTAAATTTGGGGTTGAGCCATGGTCCCCAGATGCCGCACAAATTGTAATGTTAGTGCTATTAACAACACTAGCCAACTGCGATTCTAGTTCAGTTAAAACTGGGCCCGCTAATATTGCTTCTGGAAATCCTAAACTTATACTAATAACATCGCAATCATCTGCTACTGCCATATCTAGCAAGCCTGGGAGGTCAAACACATCATTGCCCATGTACAGATTAATTGTAGCCTCAGGTACCATGCTAGCAATACAAATTAAGTCTAGTGCCGTCTCTCCTGGCCCGGGAGCCGGGCCATTTATGTTATTAGGGGCTCCGTTAAACGATTTAAAATTAACTATTGGCGCTGTTAAACCTAAATCAGCCATTGCCATGTCAAGGTCGGATTGTAAAAATCCGGCATTAAACATGAAGATGCCAACTTTTACCCCGGCGCCGGTGCCTGCTGGAATATTATATGCAGTTGATAAAACCTGGCCGTTTAAAAATCCAGGCTGATTAATACCTGGCATTATCGTGCTCCGACTGTGGCTTCTACTTTGCCTACTCCACTACCTGTAAAGTTTCCTAAACTACGACCAACAATGCTCCATGCTGGTTCGTCTCCAGTTGCGGCTTTAGCAACACCTGGAATATCGCTTGATACTAAGCGGTCGCCACGCTTAACTGCGCCAACTACTTTAACAGGAATACGCCCTGCAACTGCAATTGGCAATGCGTTCTTATCTTTCTTGCGCTTTGCGTTCATTAGGTAAGCAGGGCGAGTTGATACGATACCAAATACATTTGTATCAGCTACTAATGTTGTTTGTGTTACTTCTGCGGCGCCGCCAAGTGCAACAAGTGTGCCCGGTTCGTAGCTAGCATCGCCTACGTAAATTTCAGCAACGTCAGCAAACTCGGCTTCGACTGCAACACCACGAATTTTAAAATCGCTGCTTGCATTTAAGTTTAAGCCTTTGCCAATTGTACCAGTTTGATTGTAATCACCTTCACCTAGGTCAGCATCTGTGCCGTCTACATTTCCGCCACAAAATGCCTGTAAGCCTTCGCTCGGGTCTGGAACAAAGTCGCCATCGCTACTTAAAATACCTACTAACACATTCTTGACAAAGATCTTGATACAACGGTGATATATTCCAGTGTTCTTTTCTTTAATATCTGCTTGTTCAAATCCGGTACCGTCGTTAAATGCTACAATGTTTTTCCAATCATTAGCGTTTGTAGTGTAATCATCACCTGTGTTAATTTGCAACAGGCCGCGGGCTCTGTTGTAGTAAAGTTGTCCGTTTAGAGCATTTAATTCTGCGCGGTCTTTACCAGCAAAATTTTCGACTAAATGAACAAAATTTTCAGCGATAATTTCGCCATAGCCAAGATAGTTTTTCCCCAACAGTACCAAGCTAGAATAAGAAGTATCCACTTCTCCGTCTAGTAGCGTTAGTAACGAATAACCATCACTTTTGTTTACATTGTATGCCATTTCTTCATATCCTTTTGGCTAAACTGCCATTATGCTATTTAGTTTTATCCGTTTATCCGGCCCGCACTCTGAGAGTATATACAATTTGTATAGTCTGATCTGCGCTTTTTTGAACTGGATGAAAGATAAAGTGTGTTAGCAATTTACCAGACTTTAAACCGTTATCGCCTTTGGTTTTAAGTCCGATTTCATTGAACTCAAATTCACCGTCATAAACAGTAGCTTCTAAGCTACCATTTGTATAATCATATAAGTTAAACTCACTTGCCCCTTTTAAAGGGTCGGTGTTACTTAATGTTACTGTAACTACTGTATCAGCGTAGTTGGTTCCAGCAACATGCCCAATAGTAACGTTATCTGTTGATTCGGCTGCACGATTATAGTCAGTTTCATCGATTACTCTAAAATATGTAGGCTGGTATAAGTCGGCATTTACTCCGTTAACGTTTGGCTTTCGGTAGGAAATTGTACCATCGGTTGCAATAATTGCGGCACCACAGCCAAACCACATTTCGCTGACAAAAGAGCCAGCGCCACGGCTAAGAGCTTGGGCCAATGCTACGCTCATGTTTTCTTGATGTATAGCATTGCGCCCCTGGTACAGCACTCTGTCATTGGTTATGTCTTTGATGAGAACAAATCCTTCGACACTAACTGGAATTTCTTGTGTATTCATATCTAATATTTAGCGTTTTTTAAAAAACCCGCTTTAACCTTCCTCAGTGACGATAATTTGTGTTAAGACATGGTCTCTGACTAATAGTCTTTCTTCTGCTTGGGTTAGCAATCGTTGATTTACTTCAACTGTTGAAGGCTCACCATTGCGTCGGCGATTAATTACTTTATTTTCAGTTTCCCCTGTAGCTAGGAATTCTGGTTCAATGAACGTAATCACAACATCTTCGTCTATACCAACAGTAATTGTTTGTTGGGCATTAGAGTAATTGCCTTTATCAATTTGTTTACTATGATAAGGTTTAACTTCATTAATGTAATCTTTAATCAGTTTATCTTTCTTATCATAATACAACGCTGCCTTTTGCAGGTCATTGCTTGAACTTTGATCAACAGTTAGATATGTTGTCTTAAACACCCAATCGGCCATTGAGATTTGAGCCAAACTTTCCTTAACCATTGCAAAGAACAACAAGTTGAAATAACCAGCATCGGTTCCAACAAAAATGTTTTCTCGAAGTGCTTTCAATATTTGGCCAAGGTCCCAACGAGTTGGGTCCCACAATTTAGAATCCCAACGAGATGTATCCCAACCGGCTAAATCTGCCAGGTCTCTAATTTGTATTGTACCGTTTTTACGATAAACAACTGATAGGTTTCCGCTGTTGTAGTCATATACTTCGGTTATTATACCTAAGTTGTCAACTACTGCAAAACGTGTCAGATCTGGTGTTTCATCTAATGCCGCAGGTAAATCGCTTAGAGAAGCAATTTTAATCGATTCGTTACCAGGGATATAGCCATCTAGACTGTAATCTGCGTAGTCCCATAGTTGCATAAATCCATTTTCTTTATCGTTTGGATCGTAGTATGGTGCCCATTCAGGATCAAGATGTAAGATCTTAGAACCCATTAAAGGTTGCCATGTTCTTAGATTCTCGTCCCAACTGTTCTTACTAACAACGTCAATTTTTAGCAGGAAGTCATTAACACAGTCAATGAATGTTCTGCGAGCGTTTGTTGCATTTTTAAACCACGATTGTGCCCTTGGTACATGGTTATTACCATAGCGACGCAGAGGATGCAACAATGGATCAGGAACAGCCCTTGGTCTCTCAATCACTGCATAGAACTTATTGTCTTTTAGAACGTTCTTGCTAATTGGGGCATGTACACGTTTTAGTGCAGGAGATTGAGAATGTAACAGCTCGCCATTTGTTACATCATATCTTGCACGATATACGCCAAATGTAGGTTCACCTGTATCTTTCCATACAAACTTAACGTCCGGTCTTTCATCATTTACTTCAATCAATACTGGCAAGTCGTTACCGCTATAGTTTGATACAAAACTAAATTCAACTTGATCTAAATCAACAAATGTTATTAGGTCATTTGCCTTAAGTTCGCTGGCTGCTGATCCTGCTGAAACATACCTAATAGGTTCAATAGTTCTATATTTGTCTTCGCCAACTAAACTATCACGTAAACGCCCATATAAAAATTCTGGTATTTCACCGCCTTGGAAGCCTTCGGTTACTAACACACCAGTGCTATGCTTTTGTTCAGGCTGCAAGTTTTGTTCAATTCTTAAAATTACACTATCTCTAGTAGAGAAGTAGTCATTAATATTAGAAATTAATATAGATGCAGAATCAGTTGTTACTTCAACCGGAGCCAACCAGCTTACTCCATTGGCATCTGGATTGTCAAGAACTTGCTCAATTGTACTAGCGGCATAAGGTCTTTTTACTGTAGGTGTTAATGTGTTAACTCCGCGCTTCCAGTAATAGTATACAGTAGTA